GAAACCCGTCCGGCCGGTTGTTGAACTTTCAACAATGCAAAGATATAATTTATATTTTAAACGTGCAAATTTTAGATTAAAAAAAGAGGGATTTTTTTCAAAAAAAAGAATAAGTCATTAAAATAACACTTATTTCGGATAATTTTAAATTTAAGCTACTTTCTAATCGAAACAATGTATTTATATACCCCCAACAAGAAAAATGCCTTAGAATTGATTTTTTAAAGCCAAAATAAGAAGAGGGCGGAAAACCGCCCTCCACTAATACCTAAAAATAGATGATGAAAAAACTTCTTAACTATTAACTAAGCACTACAAAGATATATTTATTTCCGGATAGATACAACTTCTACGCCTTTTATTTCTGTATATGGATTTTTAGAGACTATATTAAAGCTTCTTTCTTTTATCTTTTTTGTTTTCCATAAGAAGCCTAAAAAACGCTTATATATAATAGTCTCGTACAATATTAAACTATCCCTTATTTGAATGTCTCCTATTAAGGTATCGTTATATACGCACGCCTCTATATTGGTCCATGAATCACGAAAAGATACACAAGGTATCAATTTGTAGGCCGTATCGCCTGGTATATATATAAGGCTATCTTTTACCTGTGCTCTAATCTTTATAATAGTTTCGGCTTGAATCTTACTAAAATTTTGTAGTTCCTCATTTTTCCGCTTTAGTTTGTTTATTAAGTCTGCATCTTCCTTCATGAACCTTTCGTAATCCTGAATGGAAAGCTCCAATACCCCAACGCGTGCAGCATTCAAACTATCTAAAGCCCGATAATACTTCACATCGTTCAATAATACCGCGTTATTACGTTTATAGGTGTCTCTATCGTGTTTTAGTTGGCTTACTCTTACATTAAGGAAATAAGCCACTAAAACAACAACTAAGACACCTAATAATATTATTATTTTATTCATTCTTTAATCGTTTGACGTTGCAAGAACCTCCAGCACTTCCGACATATTAGCATCGACAATAAGGTTAATATACACTCCATTATTTATTAGACTAAAAAAGTCTAAATGATAACGCGTATCTGATTCTGCACTAAACGAAACGGAATACATATCTTGGTTTTCGTTATTTTTGTCTAAATCGCATAACGCAAAACATACATTGTTATCTCTCATTATACCACGCATTTCCACAAATTTAGAGGCATAATTATTATTAATAGCCTGAACCGGTGTACTTTTACTTATATTACCGAAAAGGAGGTTATAATGTTTATCCGCATTTAGATTATAGCACGGTAATACACTATCTTTTACGTTATATACTTGGTTCTTTAGTACATTGCCTTGACTTGCTGCTAATACTTTGTTAGCAGCTATCGAATCTAAGTTATTTACAATATCATCCTTTGTTAAATAATTACCCCCCCCCGAATCAATATCTTTTACAACTACTTGGAACGTATCACCGCTTAACGTGATTTGAAGGGCTTTTTTATCTCCGGCGTGGTTATATTCAATATAAAACATATCGTCTTCTATTGAAAAAGCGGTTGCCTTTATAATCAAGTTTTCGCCCTGAATGAATACGTTTACGGCTAAATGATTCTCTATAATATACTTCATCATATCGCCCGAAAATCCGGTTATTTCCGTAAATTCGTCAATATCCAACGTCTTGCCGGTTTGGTCTAATATGAAATCCTGCAATATCAAAGGGTAAGAGTGCAAAACCATATCATTCAGGATAGGAGCTAAATGTATAGCTCCCTTATCTCCCATTTTATAAACGTCTACTTCGATTCTTTTAAATAACTCTTCCATAACAAGCACTTTTAATAGTTTCAATAATCACTTTACTAACTCTATTCCGTCCGTCTTCCGACTGAATAAAAGCACAATCTTTGCGGGTATCCATGAAGAAATTTTCCACTAACACCGCCGGGCATTTGGTGTGTTTTAATATATAAAATTGGCTTTCCTTGTCGGGGTCTCCGTCGCTTGTATCTTTGCGTATTTTCCAACCGTCCGGAGCAAATTCTTTTTCAGCCTCTTTATATAGTTCCGTTGCTATCAAATCGGCTTTTGTTTGGCCGACGGACGTATAAGCCTCCCAACCGGTGCCACCGCCTGCGTTTGCGTGTACGCTTATAAGAAAGCATTTACCGGAGGTCTCTGAATATATCGCGTTTGCACGCTTACAACGTGCCGACAAAGATACATCTTTTGTCTCCGGTACTAATATTCTATACTGAATTCCTTCTGCCTCTAACATCGAACTAACACGCTTGACTATATCACGGTTGAACTCCCATTCAAACAACTGCGTACCATCGTCCCAAACCGGCGAACGCTTACCGGCTGTATCAATACCGTGCCCGTTGTCTAATATTGGTATAAAAACCTGTTTCATCCTTTGACCTCCTTTTTATTTTCAATTTCTTCTTTGCATCTCTCTATAATAGGCTTCCAGTACGAAGGCATAATGCGCGTAAATTCTAACCGGACTACATGGTATATTATCCTTAATCCTATGTTTTGCGGATATGCTTTTACGTAGTTCTTCAAGCCATTGCACAAATATACATATAATAAAACATACGTAAGTGATTTCATTGCCATTAATGCACCTTTTAAGTCGCCACATTGAGAAATGGCAATATAAACAGCATATAACAAAACAATATACAGCAATAACTCGGCCAAAGAGTTTTTAAATTTTCTCATGGAGAAATTATTGCACCTTACTATACTAACACCGTCCGCACGCATGCCTGCAATGACATTAAAAGCAAACATCACAACCAAAGCGATAAAAAACCCCTTTGTCGGTGTGAAATAAGCAAGTATCGGACTAAATGCCGATACTGCTATAAATCTAAAATATTCCCAATCCATTTTCATATTTCAGCATAATGTATATTATATTGGCCATTACTACTATATTCAATACATAACATTTCTCCTGTAAGAATGCTATTACTGTCAAAATTTGAAGATATACGACTTTCAAAACATAAACTCCATTCTGTATTATTTACATACATCATCCCAACTAAATGTAATGTAAAATATAAATTACTTATGTCTCGTATCATATTTTTTTTACCATCTCTAAAGTCTAATACATCTTGTATAGTTATTCCCGCAGCATTCATTTCATCCATATTCATCGTACTACCTGATTTTGCTTTAAAAGAATCAATATTGACCTTTAACAATGGATTATAAATATTTTGTATAGGCGCGTCGGTTGTTATGGTCATTACCGTAAACTTGCTATTAGTAATAACCAATTTAATATAACGTCTTACTACCGAATAAGTTTCCGGATTGGTGTACATAGTAGAGAAAACCAACTCCCCGTTATCATTATTACCACCTTGGAAATTACCTACCGTTTTCAGATTCCATACGATTAAGTCTTTTCGGTCTTCGTTTGATAGCACGCTAACAAATATCTTCCTATTATCTCGTATAGGTCCTTGTATTACGTCTATATAGGAGCCTCCAAGCATAGATTCTATTTGTGAAGTTATGCTTATCGTTTTTGTTCCGAACTCATCAGATTTCGTAAGTAAGTTATTAAGTACATATATATTCTTTGCTAAATTGTCAGCCTGTGTTGCAATCTCCTTAATTTGGTCTAAGAATACAGTAGTAACCGACCAATTAGAGTAATTTATACTTCCACCTACATTTGTTCGTGTAGCCTTTAAAGATATTACCTTTCGCCCTGTGGCCACTCCGGTAAATTCCAGTACTTGTTGTTGTTGTAGGTTTGTTCTTGCAAACGTCATAGGCACAAGTTCACTACTATAATTAAAATAGAAGAAACTTGTAATAGCCTCTCTATATAGTACCAAAGCTATAAGCCTATCTAAAATAACTTTATCACTATCCGAAAGTGCGCCATTATTGGTCGGGATAGCTTGCATATACATTCTAAGTTCATAGGCTCTTTGTGCCCATGACCAGGAACCATCTGATTCAGTTCTAATTACTGATGCGTTAATAAATGAGCATGTTGTAGCGCCGACTTCTTCCTGATATTCAAAATATTGTACTTTAGTCTCGCCTGCTTCGGTGTATTGTGTTATACGCAACATGCGAGCTACCTGCGTATTTTGCGCACGGTACGTGCCTACATAGATATGTAGACCGTCTTCTATATTATTAAATACATCAAAATTGGCGTTTTTATTGAAATCGAAAGATTCATCTAATTGCTCTATTTCTACCCCTCCGCTATCCTTTAGAATATCCTGAATGCTTTTAGCGTTTGCAATACTTGTACCGCCATCATATCCTCCGGCATCAGTGAAATAGACTTTTCCTTCCTTGGTTATAATCATAGCCGATTTACGTTTGTCATCGCTTGAACCGATACCAAAATTAAACAGACCATTTGCGACCACTGCGTTATACATACCGGCAACATGGCCGCATACTTCTTCTGTCACTGTCCCCTGTCCTTCGGCATGAGCGTTCGCGGCTCCGGCCGTTGTTTCCTGTCCTTCCGCATGGGAACCAAAACCACTTGCCACCGTTGAATTTCCCTCCGCGTGGGAATAATCGCCGGACGCGGTGGTATGTCTTCCTTCTGCGTGAGATGCTAGTCTCTCGGATAAAGACATATAGCCTTCCGCGTGGGAATAAACGCCGGACGCCTGTGTTTCACCCCCTTCGGCGTGTGACGCATTACCATCAGCCACAGTAATACGCCCTTCTGCATGCGAATTATTATTGTTTGCATGGGTTTGGAATCCTTCCGCATGAGAATTAGCACCGACCGACTCCGTTTCTTGGCCTTCCGCATGAGAATTTACACCCCTTGCGTTATTAAGTTGTCCTTCCGCATGGGAATTATCACCGAAAGCCCCCGATTGGTTTCCTTCTGCGTGAGAGTTCGCGCCATCTGTATTTGTTCCTAACCCCTCGACATGTGAATTAGTTCCGGTCGCGGTCCCCCCATTCCCTTCTGCATGGCTATTATCGCCTTCTGCCAAAGTATTTGTACCCTCTGTGTGAGAGGAAAGGCCATTAGATTCTGTGCTATTTCCTTCTGCGTGAGAATTACTTTTTGTTGCTTTTGTATTATAGCCCTCTGTGTGCGAATTTAAACCACTTGCCACCGTTGAATTTCCCTCCGCGTGGGAATAATCGCCGGACGCCTGTGTTTCACCCCCTTCGGCGTGTGACGCACCACCATCAGCCACAGTAATACGCCCTTCTGCATGCGAATTATTCCTGTTTGCATGGGTTTGGAATCCTTCTGCGTGGGAATAATCGCCGGGCGCCTGTGTTTCTTGGCCTTCCGCATGAGAATTTACACCACTTGCGTTAGTACGTAGGCCTTCCGCATGGGAATAATTTCCGACCGCCTTCGTTTGTGAGCCTTCCGCATGGGAATTATTTCCGACCGCTGTATTATTATCATAATCATTAAACACTTCACCGCCTCCTTTAGAAACGCCTATAAAAATAGGTGTAAAATTCCATGCTGTACCGTTTGTACTTGTTAATATACCAAGTTGATTAACAGTAATAGTTGTATTTCCCGAATTTTTAAAATTCGTATAAGTACCTACTTCGGCGGTAATATAGAATGAATTTCCTTCTACCACAACGGGAACCGTACTTTTTGTAGCAATGCCTAAGAATTGATACTCTGGTCCCAATGTGTCCACCATTGATAATAAAACCGCCTGAAGTACATTTCCGGTTATCTCATAATTTCCGTTTTCCTTGATAACAGCTTTTATACTCTCTTTGATTTGGTCGTATGCCATAACTTTTAATTTTAGAGGTTATTAAATTCGTTTTCGTTTGGTTTAATATTAAAGTCGTTATTAAAGTCGTTATTAAAGTCGCCACGAAAGACGCTACCTAATTTCTTAATAACTGTATTAGTTTGGAACTCAATTTCTACGGAGGCTAAATCGCCTTGCGTTTCCCATTTTGGCGTAAATAGGAACGTATCACATTTATATAAACGTCCGAAACTATCCCTTATACTAATATGGTCACTTAACCGGATTAAACGCATAACATCGCAAAGGTATTCCGGCGCAAGGATATTAAACCGATATACTTTTTCCGAAAGTTGTTTAATCGGAAAGAAATAACCGTCCCTTTCTTCGCCTTCTTCCTCAAATGTATAATCCGGCTTTCCTATTTCAGTACAGAAATAAACGCGGTTTCTGAACGTCGGGTTTCTATATACAATTATGCCAGCGTCACAATATAGCGTATCATCATCGTACCACTCTATTGATAGATAATTTTCAGAATCATTTATTATCGTAAATATGTCCGAATACCATGTATTAACGCCATCATTTAAAACGGCATAATACATTCCTATCGGTATTTTTTCCTGCAAGGGGAAATAAGCCGGATACACAATAACCTCCATTTTATCGGTATTTTCCGGCTTTGCTAATTGTAAGCCAGTTAGAACCATTTGTTCCGTTATATCCAAAACGAAAACACCGTCTTTAGTATATAACTTAACGTTAGGGTTAAATACCTCGTTTGGCTTCCTCAATATCTGAAAGGGCAAAAGACTATGCGCAGGAGTAAATAACGGGTATATATTCCCGTAAGCATAACTTTTCCGGCTGTTTTGTTCGTCTATATTGTCGTACCACGGCAATACACTTAAATTATTATTTTCGTTCATATCTCATCCGTATTAAATTTTAATTCGGCTTCCGCTGACCTACTCGACAAATTTACAGATAATTTGCTAATCTGACCATTCCCGACAAATGTTTTTATAATTCCGTTCGGGTTTATATCATCTTGCCCAATAGGGAATACTACTGTTTGTTTTTTCTTTCGTTCTATTCCCTTAACCGTGATTTCTTTTTCGTTGATTCTCGCCCGACGCGCTGGTAAATCATATATCCAGTATGTAGGCTGTAAATTCACAAAAGCAAGAAAGCCGTTTTGAAGCTCTGAAATCACATTATCAAACATTAAACTAACAAATGGTACTTTATATTGCCCGTCTACTAAGTTAGCCGCAAATATTGCGAAGCCGTCTTGACTTATATTATCAGGATTGCAAAGCATATAATCTATATCGGAAGTAAAATTAGACACCGTTATATCTTCTTTCTTATCCGCTTCTACATACTTACTTAATATCTCTATCGGATACCCGTTAAAAACTTTAGTGCAGTCGTCCATCCAAGAAAATTCATACCGTGAAGACATTTCCGGCTTATCAAACTTATACGAAGATTGGCCGAACGCAATCGGTTTATAATTCCGCTTGTTGGCGATTTGCGTTAAATCTAAAACCGTCTCCGGCGATAAAACGTAACTACCACCGTTTTTAAAGTATAAAATATGCTCTATTCTTAATTTATCGTCCTCTATAAACCAATACAATTTATACGTATTTGCTAACATAGACATAATTTGATGAAACGTAGTAGGTGCCTTTTGTGCCGGTGTATTATATATCCCGTTTATTATGTTAGATTTCGGCGTTATTAATAACGTCTGATTCGAGGTTCCTGTTATCGGGTTTGTCGTACCGTATAAAAATTCACTGTATTCACTCGTAGGCAAATGAGTAACGCCCGGCGCAATCTGACCCAACAAAACGGATATAACACTCCATAGTGGGAAATTGTCGGGCACTATATATTCTTTACGTCCGGACTTCTCGAAAATACTATCCCATACCGAATAACTAAACCAAACGGATGTATTTAGCCATTTACTTTGCCCTAAAGGGTACATTTTGGCTAATGTAATAAGCACTGGAGGCGCGAAATATTGCCCCCATCCCGTTTTACCGTATTCCGTTGGCGTGTCTGAATAACGATTTGAGATATAAGCTATATCTACATCATACCCGATTGCATGAGTATAATTTTTATTATTCCCTACAAAATCATCCGTAGGAATCGGCTGCGTTGTATTGCCTGATATTGTTTCTACATCGCATATTAAACGGGCATATATACTATAAGAATACATATAGCCCTTTAATGTGCCTACCATTCCACTACCTTCTTCCGGCGTAAGCGTAAATTCTAAGGTATCTAATATTGGCGTACTGCCCTGTATGTCTTTCTCAAAATAATATAGCCTCATATTATCCGTGGTCCGGACTAATGCTATTGCAACCCTATTAATTAACGGTCCTATTTCGCTATATCGTATGTGCAACCGATAAGTATTCAAATAAGGGTGCGACAAATCACCTTCATAAAAAACCGGAGTCGCGTCGTCAGGGTCTAATATCTGCATATTCCCGACATAATTACGGCCTAAATCTTCTAAAGCACCCCCTTCGGCGGACAAATCTATTTCCTTTAATAGCTGTGTGAAATAAAACCAATACTTATTTTTTAAATCGCTTCTATTGTCCACCGCCGTTAATACGTCCTGCTCCCACGACATCCCCGATATAAAACATGAAATCTTATCATCGCCGGGAAGGTAGACTTGAATAATCGGGCGTTTTGTGATAGTTAGGCTTTCGATTTCCGGCGTTAAGGGAATTAAATCGTATTCCTTCTCGAATCCGGCTAATATATCGTTATACTCATCGAATACGTCGGGTTTAACCTCTACTGTCATATCGTCTAAACTTATGGTACAGTCGGTTTGCATGAATTTTCCCGACCAATATTTCTCCCAACTTAACCCCAAATCGTTAGATTTAATGATAGTGACATAATACACCGTAGAGAAATCACACGCCATTATAAATTTATAATCGTCAAAAGTGTAAGTTAACTTTCCGCTTAACTTTTTCCTATAAAATTGCTGCGAAGTCTCTAACTCATACTCTAAGTTTAAATCGTCTTTATATACCGGCTTTGTGTATTTGAATGATGCTTTTAAAACGGCCTTATTTCCATCCCTTCTTTGCGATACGACTATGATTTGACAACCGTCCGGTACATCTACCGTTAAATTGAAGTTTGCATCTGAAATGGAGGTTCCGCTCCCTTTCATAAACTTTTGTAGATGTACATCAAAATACATTGCATATCCTTGCCGGAGACGGTTATAAGAACCTATAATGTTTATACGCATTCCGGCTGACACCGGAAAAACGTATAAATCGCTGTACATATCAGTAATCACGCTACCGCTCGCGCTTATGGAGCTATCTTTAATAACATATAACGGCTCCATTTCGGTTAATTCGGGGTTATATCCGTATTCTTGATAATCTACCGAAAGCAAGAATTTATATATAGGGTTTATCATCTTAATTTCCTTGTTAAGTTCTTATATTCAATTATAATTCTCCCGTCTTTATCTAAGTATGTACGCCTTTCGCCTTGTTTCTTTATTGCGTTTACGTCCCTTTCTAATTTGCTTAAATCCGCACCGGAACTGGCACCAATAGAAATCAGGTCTGCCCCTTTGTATGCGTTTAGATACTTATGCGCAAACGTCCCGTTATTCATAGAGTTTATCACGTCCGGAATATATCGACGGAAACGGCGCGAATTTCGTTTGTTTATCACGGCAAAAAATTCGCCGCCTTCTGCCCTGCGTCGTGTACCATCCGGTTTTTGCCCTAAATCTATATCGTTTCCGGATTGATGGCTACCACCTTGCAAAAGTTCAACAGTTCCTTCGCCATACGTTTCAGTACCTGAATTTTTCGCCATTTGTGCAGCCTTTATCTTAGATGCAGCAAAGCTTCCCCACATTACAGCAATAGCCGGAATCGCGCCCCATATACCCAACTGCCGCCATATTAATGCGGTTGCCGTCACAAGCGAGCTAATTTGCTGTGCTGTGTCTATTGCTTGCTGCTGACGTTGTGCCTTTTGTTGCTCTTTCAAGGCTTTTTGTTCGTTCTTTTTGGCGTCTTCTAATTCTTTTTGTGCATAAGCTACATTTGATGCGTATCCGTTTGCCCTTGCTTGTAATTCAGCCTCTAATGCCGTTTGCGCGGATTCTACTTCCTTTTGTGCCGCTTCTACCGCCCTATTTGCCGCATCAACTTTAGCCTGCGCCAACGTATTCAACGCCTCTATGGCATAAGACACAGAAGTATTTATGGCTTCCTTTTGGTCATCATTCAGATTAAGCCCTAAAATACTATATATATCCTGCGTTTTATCTTTCTTTTTTGATTCCTCGATTTGCTGGTTTATTCGTTCTATTTGGTTTTCTATCGTTTGTACCTCAACATCAGACATTTTAACCGCTGCCTGCTGATTTAATTCTAAAATCTTATTTAGCCTGTCTTTTTCAGCTTGCAGCCGGAATTGTGTTTTCTTTTCTTCCGTTGTCTTTAGTAAATCAAACTCGCTTTGTGCAAGTGCCTGTTGTTGGTCAAAAATACGCAGTTCCGCTTGTATCTGCTTGTCGGCGTATTCCTGAATTAGAGCCGTTCTTTGTGTATCGAATCCGGCATTTATCGCGACGGTATCTTGTCTCTGTCCGGCAGGCTTCTGTTGGTTTTGAAGTTGCGCTGTTTGGCGTTCATTTTCCAAAAGTTCTAACCTTAAAGCCTTTTCTTCCTGTGTGCCCGCTTTAATGGCTTGTAGGCGCAATTCAATACTTTGCTTTTGTAGTTGCAATTCTTGCAACTGTCGCTGCTGCTCTATCTTTAGCAAATCATTCGTTAAACGTTGCTCCAGCACCAATATAGTAGCATTTATAGTTTCCTTTTCTGATTCTGTGATACTTTTTTCGGTCTCTAATTGGTGCGTTAAATCTTCTATTTGGCGTTTATATTGGTATTCTGTTTGCTTACGCCTTTTTTCCCATTCGTCGGCCTCTAATTGTAGCTGTGCATCTTGTAATTTTCTTGTAGCCTCTAAATTTCTTTTATAGGCCGCCTCCACTTGCTTTGCTTGCTTATTCGTATCAGTACCGCCAGTTTTAACCGAGGGCGTTTTAGTCGTTACCGCAGCCGTCGTTTTCGTTGATGTGTCCGGCGTACCCACATTAACCGGAATGGTTAACGGTGGTATCTTCTTTTGCATCCGGTTTATGCCATTATTAAGGCTTTCCGCAACATCTTTTATCTCTTTATTGATTAGGTCGCTAAAGGCTGTCCCGAACTCCGTAAAGCCTTCCTTTACCCCGTCCCAATCTAAAGAGAATGCAGATTTGAATATTTTTCCGGCGGCTTGTATCATATCTATTAAAGCCCCGAAAAGATTCCCTATCGTGTTAAATACCGTCTTAAAGACTTCCGGAAGAGCCACTACAAACGCTCTAAATAGATTGCTTTCATTGTATAGCTCAATGAAATAATTTATCAAAGAAACGACACCTTTTATCAAGGCCGTTAAGCCCTGATTAATGAACACCTTTATAGAGGTTGTAAAGCCCTCAAAGCTGCCACCCGTAGCATCAAACAAACCTGCTAAAGCGTTTTGTAGTTCAATCTCGCTTTGTAGTTGTTCTTCTTGCAACCGCCCTAATTCGCCGGCCTTGCTTTTTACCGTATCTAAATCGATAGATATATCTTTTAATGTCCGAAGGTATTGTAACCCTGCATCCTCGCCGGGACCGCCGAAAATATCCGCTATTGCCGTTCCCACACTTTGTGCGCTGTCCGGCAATTCGGCCAACTTTGCGGAAACTTCCTGCATTACCTGAAACGTTGTCTTTGCGCCGGTCTGCAAGTCCTTTTGTACTTGTGTGGATGAAATGCCGATTCCATCAAGCGCGGCAGCGGTTGCCGTTGTCATTTCGCGTAACCGCAAATTACCCTCCTTTATAGCGTCTACTCCCTTATCAGAGAAAATACCGGCCTTATTGGTTTCGGCTACAATAGCTACAAACTGACTTGCGGATATTCCGGCCTCCTTAAAATACGCAGGATATTCTTTCAACGTATTTAAAAACTCGCCGTTTGCATCCCCACCCGCTATAAAACCGTCTTGTATTAATTGTATTGCTTCGTCTGCTGATATACCGAATTGTTTCGCTAAAGCATTTGCGGAAATAAGCGTTTCTTTGAAATCAGCGTTAAAAGTGTCGGCTACTGCTTGCACTTGATTTCGGAACGCCTTTAAATCATCGCCGCTTTTTCCCGTAAATTGTTGGGTTAATCTTGTAGCCTCTACTAATCCGGCGTTATAATCGTACCAAAACTTAAACGCCACACCGGCTCCGGCGATTCCGGCTATTGCTAAAAATACGGGATTTGTCATTAAAGACATTAGGGTATTTCCTAAAGCCTTTGCGCCGTCGGACATTGCGGCAAACACCTCCTTACTTTCATTGCCGCCACGGCCTAAAGCTAAAAGACTCTCCCCAAAAGAATTATTAAGCCCTAAAGCCTCTTTTAGCCTATCCGCATACGAAATAATTGCGTCGGAAGCCTCCGTATAATTACCAACGTTAAGATTGGTTTTGCCGGTGGACTTCTGATACTCATTCATAGCTTTATATAGTTCACGGGTTTTTGTTATAAGCCCCTCTTTTGCTTCGGCCTCCTCGCGTTCGGCCTTGGTCATATTGTTAAGGTAGATTTTATTCAATGAATACTGCGCCGACAAACGATTATAACTACCTTCTGCGGACTGATTCAGCTTTATAACAAGTTTGTTTATTTGGTTGGCTTCTGTCTTTGCGAGATTAAGCTCCGCAATTTTTTTAGCCGTTTCACTTTCAGCGAAAGCAAGTTCTTTTTGTGCTCTTGCTAACCGGTCTGCATCGTCCGCGCTCTTTTTCGTTTTCTTTCGTCCGTCTTCTGTCGCGCCGGATACCTTTTCCAATTCTTTGGTTAACTGTATTGCTTCCGTCCGGATATTCTTTAATGCGTTCGTATATGTATCCGAAAGTTCATCGAGTTGTTTTATAAGCTCTGTTATTGAATTGTCAGGGCTTACCAAATCGGAGTATTTAATTGCGTCGTTATCTGCCATGATTCTATAATTTTAATTTTGCTCAAATTTTAAATATAAGACGTGTTTTCATTAATAAGGTAGTATCACCCCACAACAAAGATAAAAACGCCCCTATCGCGATTATTTCGCCTTACTTCGGCGTTTTAAGTCTTTGACCATCTCCTTAATGTATTCAAAAGCGTTATAATATGCCAGTACTGACATATTTTTCGGGTCTGTATGTAAATGCTGCGACAACATTAAGCACATCTTTTCAAACTGTTTATCTTGCTCTATCTCTACACTATCGGAACCGGAAAACGATTTAGGATTAAAGTACGTTATTAACTCTGCCGTTATATCGTCTATTTCCTTTTCTCTCTCTGGCTTGCTTCCACCGTCTATAATGGTTTGTAGTATTAGAACTGTACGCCGCTTTAATTGGTCATAATATTCTTTTACCGTTGCATCATCGAATAAACGGGGGAAATATATTTGCAGCTCCCTATCTATTTTTTTTTTGACCGCTTCGATTGAGGCGGCTAAATCCTTATACGGGACATCGGCGAACATATCCACTATCTTTTTTAACCCCTCATCTGAAAGGTCGTCACATGGTTTGCCGTCTATGCTTTTAACCAATACGGCAAAGGCCAAATTTCGCGGCGATACGCCCGATTGAATAAAGTACACATTTTGGCGTATATTTTCAAGCTCTGTAATAGCCTGCTTATTGTCATTCTTTGCCAAAAAGGCGGCAATACGCGAAATATGCTTATCAAAATCCGCTATATCCGAACCTATACCGGCATCGACTAAAAGCATTTTATTATACTTGTGGAATCGTGTAACCGGAAGATTTTCTATATCATCGTAAACCTCAATAGTTTTACCGGCTAATTTTAATGTCTTCATAACATTTTACGTGTTAATGCGGTTGAAAATACGGGGATTAAAAGGAAATAACCCTCCCCTAACATTATAGCAAATAAGACAGCGAAAAAACACCCCGTCCACCATGAGAGGCAGAAATTACACTGAAACATTTCACTAAAGAAATCATTTCCATGTACCTGCACATATTCAATAACACCCCATTTTTGCAAAAGCAAAAGAACAAAAGCGGCGGCAAACGCTACTAATAGCGTTACCACCGAAAACACACCTACAAACAAAAACAAATTTATCATAACTCTATATTATACATGTTTCAGTAACCTCCATAATGCCCTCAAATCTGAATCCCCCATAAGGAGCCATTAAAAATTGATTATCCACTTCATCCAACGAAAACCCCCTATATATGTTTTCTGCAAGCTCGTAGATTCTATTTATTTCTATCCGGCCATCCTTTAGCCAAAAACCGCCGTTTAAGACATCTAATATATCGCGCTTAATCCTTTCTTTGTTCCGCGTATTGGGGTCATTGAATACCGTGCGATAATCAAACCATACAATAAGGGAAAAAGGGCTTTTTAGCCCTATTGACTGTTTCGGTGTCCAATCTACCGTCTGCGGGTCGTCAATCCAAAAAAAGGAAAAGTTCCCTATTCCTGCATCAGGCGTTACTTCCTGATATTCATTTCCACCTATATAAATATTCGGTGTATATATCTTCTTTTGGTTTGCGCCGTATTTAACAAGCCTTTCCGCACGTCCGAAAGCCTTATCTAACCACCCCAAATTGTCCGTTAATCCGGTCTGAATGTTATTAATAACAACGTCTAATAATTCGGGTGCCTTAATTATTGGCGCTCTTGTATTATTTCCCATATATGTACTCCTTTGTTTTAGCTTTTAATTCGGGATATATATACGCCCAAATCAATATGATTTTATTTTCTTCCGTAAGTCCTAATATTTGCCGCCCGTAACGCTGTATTAAATCCTCTGTTTTCCAATCTGCCGCCTTTATCGTGAATTGTTGCGTATCGGCTTCCACATAAAAGGACTGCTCAAAGTCGCCCTCATCCCGCAATGTTACGCGGTTGTACGGTTGGCCTTTCTCCTTTTTAATTTCAATCGTTAAGGGGCTATAAGGTGCGTAATCCATGATATTCACGCCTAAGCGGTTTACACCCTGTTCATATAATTGGTCTTCGGAGTTCATATCTGTTATTACGTACTCGTTTTCCAATATTATAGACTGAATCAACCGCCCCGACTGGAGTAACTCGTTAAACTCTGTCACACGTTGGCGCAAATTATCAATTAGTTTCATACGGCCTTATATCTCACCCCTCTATTATTGCAGGACAAACAAACGCGGTCCAACCCTTGCGTATCTAATTTTAATGCCTCATAGGCTTTTTTCAACTGATACCCCAAACCGCCCGGGCGAACCCCCGACGTATTCCCATCAAGTTCATATAGAATATCCGTACGCGTCGCATTTGATTGGTACCGATTAACTCGTACATTAGGATTCATAGCTAAAGCGCGTAAAGCTATTACGGCTACTTGCTTTTGGATTACGTCCTGGAATATCTGCCGTTGTGATATAATGAAGTCCGTTAAATCACAACCGACCGTTATTTCACAGTTTAACCCGTAATTCTGCGTGTTGGTGTACATTGTATATGCTATATCCCACAATTCCGGATATTCCGCGAATGTTTCCGGCGCATTGTACATAAACGGCGTAACTTGCAAATATTTCGTTAACTCTCGCCATACTTCCACCGACCCAATATTACAAGTTCCGCAAGGCTCACGGCTCCAGTCTTTAGATACGTTTATAGCTTCCATTCCTTGCGGTAATTCGTCCTGATTATAACAAAGGAACCAACTGCCACCGGAATTATTATCTTTGCTAATATACGGTAAAAAGCAGTCTTCCAAAGTAAACCATTGAAAGCCGCCGTTTTTAACCTGAAAATCTAAATCAAAAGTTTTTATCGGGTCTATTTGGGAAGAGTGGAAAAGATACATTTTTACTATGCCCGTTCCGCCGGTCATTTGCAACCCGATTTTTTCTATTTTGGCAGTCACACCTAAAGCCCGAACCGGAACGATTTCAAAGCCTACCAGTTTATGCGTATTTTGCAACGTTGCGCGAATACGGCCTGCACCATCAAAGAAAGTGCGTCTTTCTAATAGATTGCGCGTTTCCTTATCAAGCTGTTTTATTTGGGTAAATGTTTGTATCGCCGTTGCAATACCATTACGCGTCACTCTCTCCAAAAAATCCGATAATATATTATAGGGCTTCCAAAATAATACACTCTCGCCGGGTATCTCATTTGTATTATTATCCCTTATTGACTCCCAGTATAATTCATCGTCATTCCCGTTAAGGTCATACTGCACAATGGTACCGGCAGAATATGTTTCCCTACTATTCCATTCCGGATATTGATACCCCAAATCATCCGGCATTATCGCACGCATTGTGTCTAACGTTAAAAGAGGGTGCGCGCCCTGAAACATTAAACCGCTTTCGCTTCGCGTTAAATCCGAATCTATCGCCTCCTTTGGGTTGTATGATTGCTCCCACCCACATACGTGTAATAACGCGTCTTGTATTTCTTTTATACGGTACATGATAATTCTAACATTTTTATAACTGCTTATATGGCGCAAATAATAATGACCCATTTGCAAAAGACGGTCTATCTACAAATGGCGTTTTCTTATCAGACTTGATAATAACCGGATTTTCCTTAGTATTTATAATTCTTACTTTCATAACAAAAGGATAATATCCGGAGGCTTTAAACCTCCGGATATTGTTTATAAATTAACTACTCTACGGTCTTTGTGAGAACGGGGGCTTCCTTCGTGTTAGTGACTTGGACATCAATCGCACCACCATCGGCACCCAAGTTCGTAACATATACCGGCATGCCTAATGGCTGGTCTACCGGACGTGCGGCAATTTCGGCCTTTATAATCGGGTTTGCTACTGTTGCAGCATCGCTGTTATAAGCTACCAAGAAAGCCACATCTACACTAAAGCCGAAATATTCCTTAACGGCACACGTCAAATCGGCAGTAGCATCGCCAGCAATTTGCGACTGGTCACCGACCGCCGTATAATAGTGTGAGCCGACCGGAAGATTAATATACGGCAAACGTACAACATCCCATTCATGGAAATTAGCGCGTGTCCGGCGTAACGCTTCACGGTCTACGCGAGTAAGTACGCCTACATTTCCATCGGCAACAGCGTAGAACGTTCCGTTTTTGCCTTCTTCGTTCGTTACGTTGTTCGTGTAGTGCAGTACTTTGTTGTCGTACTCCATACGCTTATTGACGTCGTTATATACGCCGTGTTGTGCAAGTTTACGTACAAGTGAATCTACACCGGCATTCCCGATAATGTGGATATATTCGGGGTAACAGTTTGCACGCATAATCGGGTTAATGTCGCCCAAAATCTCCGTGCCCATTTGCGTAGGCACTTCGATTGTGTTTCCTGTAACCGTATAATTAAGCTTGTCTTTAAACACTTGCGTCTTTCCGGCTTCCAATGATGCAACGGCGGCCTTATCCAAAGCGTCAGCAAGTGCACGCGTTGTTTTTTCCATCTTACGGAAGAAATCGTGCTCATAGCTGATTTCGTTGTTCATATAAGCCGCCGGAACCATAGTAAATCCGATTGCGTATGTCGCCCAAACAATAGTATAAAGCGATGAAGTGTTTTCATCGTCTTGAATAACGCAGGAGCGAACGTTAGACACTTGTACATTTCCATCGTAATCAATTACGGGGATTTGTACGGTATTGCCAATAGAAGCGAATGCACGCTCACGCAATTTAGGCGAAATTATAGAGGTCGCTGAATCGGTTTGCTCTATAAAGAAATCAAGCGCGCCATACTCGCAGGGGCGGGTCATATTCCTATCAAATTCAGGGTTTTCTACCCGCCAATTTTGTAATCTTGTTGCTACTAAACTCATAATACTACTTTTTAAAATTGTTATCTAATAGGGTTGACCCGTTACCCTTGTTTGCTTTTTATGCCGTTTCCGGTAATGAAGAGATATTATTATCTTTCCAGGCTTGCGTCATAGCCGCGTCAAAATCAGCCGACCCAATAGTTAAACCTTGTGCTAAAAGATGGTTTGTGATAGCCTCATACGCTTCATTACGGCTTTTGGCTCCGCTCACATCTAATACGGTCTTATTTCCCGTTCCACCCGTACCGCCATGAGTGCCACCACCACCGGCCTGCCGACCTTCGTCTAAAACGCCCATAGTTTTCAACTCTTTTTGTAACAAGTCAGAGGCACCAAACGGGTTTAATTGATTGTTAGGGTTTCGCATAATGGCTCCGGTTTCGTCCTTAAACGCCAAAATTTTGCCGCCCTTGCCATCGTCGATATATTCGGGATTCATGCCCTTTATTTTTTCCGTGGCTTGCTGCAAAATTACGCGTGTAACTGCTTCCGGAAGTCCGGCTTTAAACTTAATACCGCCTGCGGCTGTTTGTAACTCGCTATCGATTTTAATCGCAAACAGTTCCTTTTTGTGCGCCTCTTGAATATCCGTGTACTTTGTATTCAATTCGTTGTACTGTGTAGTAATGTTTGCTAAATCGGCTTTTGCTTGTTTTAAAGCCTTTGCGGTTTCGGCATCTGCTGCCCCGTCTGCAATCGCTTTTTCAAGTCGCGCCTTTTCTTTTGTCAATGCGTCAATTTGCGATTTATAACCCGTTGCGGCTTCGGCATCGGCTTTCATTGCTGACATGACACGCTTTGCGTAATCGTATGTCTTTTCCGTTCCATTCTTTGCGATTCCGGATACGGTCAGAATGTCATTATCTAAAGCCCCGTATATTTCACCGGTTTTTTTTGCTATCACACTATTTTCGTCATTTTCCGACAAAGTTATGATAGCTTTAATTTGTTCTTCGGTTAATCCCGATAACTGTGCGTTTGCCGCTAAAATCTCTCTTGTTAACATAATCTTTCCCTTTGATTTAATTAAGTTCTACCGTCTTCGGCGTACCGGTATTAACATCCATGATTGCAACAGAATACTTCGGGGATTCTGCCGCAGTGGTGTCTACCATATAGCCCAATACTTTACCGTGATTAACTTTGTTTGCGGCTTCTGTCGATACTACAATAACATCGGTAATTGTTCCCACCTTGATGCAATCAATAAGCTTTTGTTTTGTAGTTTCGTTCATCGCAGCTAAAGCTCCGGTAATCTCGATAATCAAGTTATCTTGCTGTGCAATCTGTGCCATATCACTATAATTTAAAAATTAAACTTCTGTTTTCTCACTGTTTTTAGGCCGACCAACACGCCGCGCAGTCTCTGTCTTTGCCGCGTTATTGTCTTTTTCCTCTTCTTCCGGCTCTTTTAATTTGCCTTCGGCCTTTAGTTCTTCCAATATTTGCGCTCTAATCGCTTGCCTTTCGGCCTCTTTTTCGGCTTCTGCTTTGGCTCGTTCTTCGGCGGCAATCCGTTCCCTATTGGCTTTTACAAATTGGTTAGGGTCGTGTAAAATATCAACGGTGTACCCCTGTTTGCGGAGGTTGTGTAGTCCGAACGTCTCAAAGAATTTCTTTCCGAAAACTTGGATACGCGGTTTTGATAGCCTTTCGCCGGTCTCCGGATTGAATTTCTTGATTTCAATCCTACAATGGTACATGTTTCTTTCGTTTGACGGACAAATAAAGTTTTCAGGCGTTACCTCCAATATCCCAACGTCCTTAATTCGTCCCGTTTCTGTTTTCACTTGCATAGTCATACATCTTTTTAGTTATTATATCTATTTTCTTACTAAACGCTATTAAGCTTCCAAACTCTAATACGTTTGTATTCTCACGTTCAAAGCGTCGTACAAAGTTAGCAAAATTTAATTTAACCCTTAAATCATCTTCGCTGATAAGTTGTTTTTCAAACAGTGTTAACGCTTCCTCACGTGTTAAATGCCTATACGGCTCCAATTCCGACAAAATAAGCATCCTTTGTAACTGTAAGGGGTCATTCCTATACTCTGTTTCGATTATCTGATTTTGTAAAGCGTCTAACTCGCCTTCGCTCGCTCCGCTTTCCTTTGCCACCTTATAACGTTCCCTTAGTTCTGTGACATCATACAGATAAAATTCAGTACCTAAATTTACCTTTGCAGAAATAAACATATTTCCATAACGTAACCGGCATACCGTTTCATCAACAAACTGCTGCGCAGCCTCAAAACCTTTCTTTATCCGGTTTAAGATGGTGCTTTGGCTTTCAAAATTAGCCCTTATTTGCTGTTCGTTCAATGCGTCGCGGGTCGTTATTTCCTCATTTGTGCCGACAATAGCAGTAATTATATTCGTTCGGAGTCTCTCATCCTCACTTACGTTATAATCTAAACTATTACGGTCAACTGTCAGAATCTGCACGGGGTTTCTTAAATCCGGTTGGTTTTCGCCGTCCGGTATTGGTATCTCTACAAAAGAACCGGCACCTGCTATATGCTTATCGCCACATTTCGGGCAACGCATTAATAAACCGGCCATATCTAATTTGTAGTGCCCTTGTTTGTCCTTCAAGAAACCGCCGTCGCAATAGTCTCCGCTTTGGTCGTCCACAAAATCACAGTTTTGCTCATAGCCTGAATATATCGGATATGACCCGTATAAGTCTAAATGTCGCTTAGATATGTGGAAGAAAAGGTACCAATCTAAAGCCTCTAATTCCTTTGTTAACGGCGAAATCTTTATATCGGGGTCTGCTAAGTTTATAGATTCATTCCAAAAGAAACGAGCCGGGCAATACCCTAAATCATGCGCATTTTCAATTATCAAAGTTCCGATATTATTGTTTTTCCCTTCAAACACTCTATATCTTTCATCATCAATAACCGCAATACGTTCCCCCTCCTGCCTGAATATAATCCATTTCATTAGGCCGGTCGAGGCATCGACTTCATACGTAATAACATCAGCAATAGGCAACCAATAGAAATACGGCGTAGGATACCCCGAATCATTCTTTTCGGCAGGCATGTCTACAATAAGGACGCTATTTATTTCAGTCTTGAAAAATTCCCATCCTTTCCCCGACCAAATTTCCGGCTCATGCAGAACTTCCTGGCGATAATACTCCCAGTCGTCGCGCTGTTCAGTATTCATAAACTGATAGTTAAACGCAGGGTTTCGCCCGTCAAAGATTCTGCTTAGCTTATCAAAACAAATTCCCGTTATCTCGTTAGTTTTAACGGGATAACGGAATAATGTTTTAAATATCTTGAATTTATCATTCGGTATAAGGTTTTGGACAAAAGCCAAAAAGTCAGTAACGGGGCCGCATAGGTTAGGCGTTAACGCAGTTTGTGCGTGGAACCTTATACGGCTTTGATGGAATAACGCCCTATTGATTACTTGGCGTTTCTTCGGCTCTGTTATCTGCTTTTTTATCTCGCTTATGTCTAATCCCATTTTCCTTAGTAAATTCAAAGGTTGAATCTTTCGGAAGCTCCCATCCGCCATTATTAGGCATCATTAAAAGCCTCTCCGCGTGTGCTATCTCAAAATCCTCCGACATGTTGTATTTTGGACAACATAACCGGACTTTCGTAGACTTTCCCATTATCCTGCCGGTTTTAGGTCTGTCAAAGGATTAAATTGGGGGGCGATAATTACCAAATCATCCGACCAGTTAGGCAAGAAGCTCCACTGTATCGCGTTGCTGTCGGGGGCTTCTAAGCCGCCTAATGTTTTGTCACCGATAAACAAAGCGCGAATAGGAATCGGATAAAATTTCGTTGCTACCGCTGTGTCTTTAATTGCACCGATTGCTCCGTTTTCATCAAACAGAAATACGCCCAAATTATCCGCCCAGCTTTCGCACTGGAGTTCCTTCAAAGCCTTTATGATGTTTTGGGGCGATTTACGGATAACACCGGTAAACGGCGTAACCTCACGACCGATAATTTCTTCCACACCGCCTAACGTGTCATTGCCACCGCCATAAGTACGAGGCGCGCCACCTTCTGCCGTCGGTGCCTGAATATAGGGCGAAATAGCAATCTTTGTACTATCGTTAGCCGAAATAAAGCCAGTCCACGAAGCAAGCGCCTTAATATCCTTCTTTGGCTCTGCTGCGCTATCAAAAGCATTTTTAGTTCCATTTTCTTTTACGAGGCGTTGAAATGCAACCTTTTGAATCTGACCGAAACTTTCTACACAATTTGCAACGGGTATTGTAGGAATCGCCGCTGCTGCTGGACATTCGCAAATCATAATCAATTTTTTTTTGTTAATACTAATTTGATAAATTCTCCTTTAGGATGTGCCATATACTTCTACATAGGCAAAGGTATAAAAAAAGCTTTATTTACCTACATATTAACGACTTAATTTTATATATTTGTCAATTTCGTACCTTTACGCCCCTATTTCCGTGCGCATAAGAGCGAGTATTACCGTTCATTAATTCTTTTTCATATATACCGGTTAATCCGTCCTCTATATCATCATGTGCATTTGCGGAGAAATCCCGTAGAAACGTTGTCACATGATTATATATATCTTTATACCGCGTTTCCCACCCAAAAGGCATAATTATCTGCGCGTTAACCATAGCACTATTTGTAATAATCCGGCTTTCTTTGTTTCCACCTTGATAAAAGGCTTCCGTAATTGCGCGTACTTTCTTGGTCACTAACTTTTCAAAACCGGCACCGCCGTTATTACTTTCTATCCATGCCTTTTGCGTCCCATTACGGTTAATCATGGCCGGAATAGTCACAGCCGTTACCTCCGTATTTTCTTGCGTGTATTCCATATCCGTAATGAGAGCGTATAAAATAGGCTCCCATCGCCGGAGCTTTTCATTGAATACCTCGTTTCCGCTCATATATATATCATAACATGCCGAAAATGTGTAATCGTCCCCTTCGTCGGCCACGTCGGTATAATTGCCGGAACGTACATAAGTACCCCAATCTTTTTTTTCTATCCATGTTTTGAATGAATGTTGATATAAGCGACCCTCCGCGCTTCCGGGGTTTCCTTGGTACAAGCACTGAAATTGTACGGGGTCTAAAGCCTTTTGGGCCTCTAATTTTAACCGGCTATGTCTATTTTCCCATAAAGCCTCCCCGGGTTGCCGTGGGTCTATCTCTGTGGGGGCACTCGTTTTCAATGCTTCAAAGTTTATACGTACCCATGCGCCAGGCGGTATATTCGCAACATCTTCCCACGTTTTTATATCTATGACCTTTTCTCCGCTTTTTTCGATTCGGCCTATTAAATCATCTTCATGCCAACGAGTGAAAACTATTAGTTCCTGCGATTCATTATGTAAACGCGTCCTTACTACTGTTGTGTACCATTTCCACGCCGCATTACGAACTATTGGACTATTCCCTTCCGAATAGTCTTTATATACATCGTCCAATATAGAAATATCCACCGTTTTAGAAGTCAAAGAGCCTCCGCGCCCGACAACGCGAAGACTTCCTTTCTTTCCGACCATCTCTATAACATCGCTATTTCGTAAGTACGTGTTAGCCATTGTAACGACATTAGACCCATTTAGAAACGTATTAGGGAATAATTTTCTATATTCCGGCGTATCGATTATCCTTTGAACGTCTCTATTAAAGTCTCTGGCTATTGTTGCCGCATACGAACCGATACATATTTTTTTATTGGGGTCCAATCCTAATATAAAGGCCGGAGTCATTCGGCTTGAGCCTTCGCTGTTATGCGTAGGTACGAAATTACGACCAACTAAATAAATTCCGTCTTCTACCTGAATACAATTCCCATACGCTTCATGTTTTATAGGCTCTATGCTTATAATAGACCGTCTTCGTTTTCTACTTTTAATTACTATACGTTTTCTCGCCACCCTTGTAGGGTATTCGGTAGAGGGGTTGAAGCACAACTGATATACAACTTTTTTGCCTACAACTCCGCTACTTGATACACGAGGGGGGAAACTTGTAATAACGACACTTTCTCCTAAACTCCGCAATATCAAAGCCGACCGGTCTATTATATCCTTATTCGTGTTGCTTATTGTTACACGTCCGTTTTTCTGATATACATACCCGTCCGTATCAATCAATCCGGCAATAACTTGCTTTCTTACTTCTATGGAATTAAATACAAATTCATCCCCTATATGCTTTTTCTTTATATAACCATTTTCTTTTAACGCCTTATAAAATTCACTTGAATAAAACTTACGTGTAGTAGTTCCCTTTAATTCATGAAAGTTATAAGCACTATTATTAATTATTTCTATATCATTATTACCTATATGAATATATCCACATGTCGCACAGCCATCCCCAAGCCATACGCCAAATAAATACGGGTCTATTCCGGTTTCCCTATCATTGAATTTTACACATACATTAGCATCAACTTGGTATTTATAGCGTGAACCTCTCTTCCCGTCTCCCTTATATAACCTTCCTTCCTGATATATTTGTTTTGTTTCTACTCTTTCCCATTTATGCCTTGTTCGATTATATACTACCCATTCATGATTACCGTGGCATTCTATTTTAGAGCCATCAGAAAACGAAACCATATATTCGGATTTAGTTTTAGGTGACACCCATAAAACCTTTTTAGGCAATCCGTCTCTTCCTAATACATAATCTCCTACTTTTAAATCCCCATGTTTAACAAACCCATTAGGGGTTATAACTTCCTCATTATCAGAAATCTCCTTGCCATGCTGAGGGGGCGCCTGCACTATCATTTTGCGTATTAACCCGTGCGCAAACATATCCAACAACGTATAATATACTACGTGGAAAGGCTCTAATACTAAATCCGGCTGTATGTATCTTGCAAAGTTAATTAGACGCTTTCGACCGGCCTCTAATACAAAAAGCTCTGAATTGTCTTTTATTGCAGAATACATCTTTAATAATTCGTCCTTTTTCATTTCTTGTAATACCTCCCTTTCTTTGTGGTATGTTCCCAAACAGCGGCATAACTAACCCCCATTTCTATGGCCTGCTCCTTAATCGACATTTTGCTATATTTGGGGTTATGATACTCTTTAGGGTCTATTTGTTTTCTCATAAGCCCCAATGATTTTGCCTTCTGATATATTCCGCGCTTGGTATGACGGGGTATTTTCTTTGAAATCTCATCTATTGTGCTGACTCTGTACTCATCCCGTATTATTTGCACCTCTATTCTATGCCATGTTTCATGCGTCACGGCCTTTTTTACCTTTATTTGTTCCATAATTTCATAATATTAAATATTTTTCTTTCGGCTGATTTATAATTACTTAGTCTCACATAGCTCCGCGGGCGGATAAAAACCGTTTGTTAAATCTTTTTTAGGCTCAAATCGGTAACAAGCACGTTCACTTCTAACCATATATTCATTTGTGAAATGACATCTTACACAAATCGGCCGGCCTAATAAGTCATAATGTCTATGGTTATCAGTAATCCACTGCCCGAAACGGCATTCTCCGCAATGATACGCCTTCTTATTCTCCTTCTTCCTCTGTTTTCTTATCGCCATTCTTTTCTATCATTAAACGTTCATATTCCGCGTTTTGTAATTTGTCGGCTATGACAAATAACATATCATTCGGTATTACTGAAATATCATATTTCGGGCTACTTGAATCTACCGATACGTTGACATTCGGCAGGTCTACCTTTACCGGAGCATCCAATCCCAACAATTTAGCGCGTCTTTGTTGAACGGACAAAACCAAATCTAAGTAACGCGGATTTCCGGCAAATATTTCACTTCTCTCCGTTTTTAATCCTGATTGCCTTATCTTACTAACTATGCGCTTTTTAGACCTTTCCCACGCGTCCCATAATTCGGCCTCTATTTTATCAAGCTTAGAAAGCTCTTTTGTTATATATAGGTCTATGTTTTCTTCATGCTCACGTTTCCAATTAATCAAAAGTTGCTTTAAATCCTTGTACACTCTCATAGGAGGGACTATAGCGTAATCCAGTCCCATTTTTGCGTTACGCTTGTTTAATAAATCGGATATTTGCCTATATGAATAGCCCTTCAAAAACAAGTCAGTACAAAATACTAAATCATTCTCGCGTTGTTCGGGGGTACGTCTATACCCGTGCCTTAACCGTCTTAGTGGTTTATCTGTTATTTCTGTCATGACTTGTTATTTCTTCTGTTTTAATATCCGGTTTATACATACTGCAACAATCCCCTACGCCGTGTAAATCGCCATCTTCCCGACACACGCCATTACCGGTTATATCCTCATATTCCAAATATTTACAGCTTCCGCAGCATACTTCTTTAGGCTTAACGTCTCTTTTATATAACGGCTCTTTTTCTCGTTTCTCTATCTTATCTTTTGCCATTAAAAGAAGTTGTTTTTGAGTATAGCCGAATAAGTGCGCTATATGATAGATTAATAAATTCACGTCGGCCAATTCATCTATAATATGCGCTAAAGCTTTATAATCCATGCACCCCGTATCCACATACGGAGAAAGAGCTTCTTTTAATTCGTTGTATTCTTCTTCTAACTTTATTGCTCGCTTTCTTACGTCTAAGCCGTATTTCTTATCTAAGTAATCAGAGAACCCCGATATTCCGGATAAGTCCGGCTGTTTAAGGCGCGCTTGACGTTCAAAGTCTTCTTTAGTTACATTATAGAAACGTTCTTTCCAATCATCGTATACTAAATAATCGCCGGCCGGAACCATATACGCGCCTTGTGGTGTCATGAATCTAAAGAACGCCTCTTTATCTGTACTTTCATTCATGATAAATTCGCCGCCGCCGGTGAACTTGTTTAGCCGCAATAGATTCTCCCTATCTACATATACGGCGTAAATATCACGCCCCACGGTATTATAACAAAAATCATCCGATTTATATTCAGGCTCTGCTAACACTGTATCTTTTATCATGATGGTTAACGTCTCGCCATCCTCTTTTATATCGAAAAGCTTATCGCCCAACTTTACACGGACTACATTTACCACCGCTTGCACATAACTACGAAGAACATTTTCTATATCGACTTCAACTAATAACAAATCGTTATCAGTTCGTGTAACTACATCTTTATCAAAGATGCTTTTTATCATTGATACGATTTCTTTTTCAGTAGCTTTTAATCTAATCTCTTCCATGTGTATTTTGTTTTATCCAATATGTATTTTTCTTGTCCTTTCTACTAAACGTATCACAGTGAAGGCTAATCGTTGGGCAGTCCTCTGCGGAAATCACACAAACACAGCATCTTTTGCCCATTCTTTTCAACTCCTGTGAGCATTGCACGCATTTTATTACTTCCCCTTTATAAATGGCACGTTCGCCTACCCTATACTCCTTCCTTGCATCAAACTTTTCCGGCCTGCTTATTCTCATGGTCTAATACACTTTTCATAATATCATAATACCCTTTTTTATCTAAGAAAATACGTTGAGGATACGGTATTATTTCCCCCTCCATAAAGGGTATATTATATATGCCTAATTGCCCCTTTACAGGCACTTCTATAACTTTACGGGGGTTACGCATCATCCAACCGTAACCGGACTTTATTTCCGCTCGTTTTTTTATTGGAATACGTGTACATAACCAATCGTCCTCCGTGAAATCCTCAATCCGTTTAACGTCATACAGTTCTACCAAACCCAAAGCCGCACCACTTATCAAATAAGGATATACAGGTTTTGCCGAAGAACATATAAGAAGGTCTCCTCTATAATGTGTGTTACGGCTTCTAACCTCAATACTTTTAATGCCATAATTTACTCCGTCTTCCTGGTAGGCAACCGTTACGAGGTCATTTGCATACGGTTGTTTTACTGTTAACGCCTTATATATATCATAGGATTCATACTCTGCCATAATAAACCTCCTTTCTTAGAATGGTAAATCGTCATTTGGGTTATTATGCCCGTTACTTGGTGCCATTTCCGGCTCCGGTGTAGGTGGCTTATTTTCGTATCCCTTGGGGGTTAATAATTCCATGCTATAACCATACACCTCCGTAATATATCGGGTTATTCCTTGCGCGTCCTGATAGCTGCGTGTCCTTAACTCGCCTTCTATATACACTTTGGTGCCTTTGTTTATATAGTTATTCGCTACATCGGCCAACCCATTTTGTAATACGATATTATGCCATTCGGTTTTATCAGGTATTACCGTTCCGTCTTTCGCGGTATATCCTTTCTTTGTTGTTGCAATACTGAACTGCGCAACCCTACCGCCGTTCTCAAACTGTTTGTAATCCGGCTTCCTTCCGGAATTACCTATTAACATAACCTTATTTAAACTCATAACACAGCAGATATTATAGCATACATTAGACTATAAACAGCCCATATATATGCGGCAATAGTAAATACACAAAATCCAATAAACGTAACCTTATACGCTGTTCTCGTTTTAATCTTCATATCATTTAAATTTTATACAGTCAAACAAATACTCTTTTTTCATATCAGACCATCCTGCGTTGTCATTTAACGCCCTACGGTCAGCATCATATACGAACTCACATATAAACCCTCCGGTTTCGATGGGTTTTATTATGCGGACCAATTTACCCACAATTAAAAAACGCTGTTTGTAGTAGCTACTATTTTCACTTATAAAAGCTATCCGGCGAACCGCATTTAATTCAGGCTGTTTTTTGATTTCCGGCCTTTTTTCCTTTTGGTGGTATGTTTGTACCCTATTAAAGTCGCGACGCATAGAATCGCGTGAAATAGCCCTAAAATCCGTTTCTCTTTTTTTAAGTCTCATTTATACAAAGATAGATATTCTTTTTTCATTAAATCGATTAGCATACAGTTTCCCGGATATATTCGCATTCTTTCACGGTCGCCGTTTTCCCACCGGCTATGAGCCTCAAAACACAGTATATTTATATTTCGTGGGTCTGTTGCCATTTCAGGATACGCGCCACGGGTTAATATGTGCGAACAATATACGGCAGAATAATTATATAACGGCCTTAATGTCTCTTCGCAATAATGCGGTTTATTCGCCCAAATCCAACGGAAAAACTTTTCATTTGCTTTCATCGTATCAATAACGCCACGCCCGAAAAGCTCATTTTGTATCTCTATGCGTAACCTTATATCCATTTTGAAATGTTTGTAATCTAAGAGAGGATTAAAGCCCCTCTTAGTTGCGTAGTCATATTCTTCGCGGTCTCTAATCTGAATCATTTTTAATAATCTTCTTCTGTATCGTCGTCCTCTTCTTCCGGCTCTGTGTCGTCCGCCTGATATGTTTCAGCGTAGGCCTCCGGAGTTGGCTCTCCGTCCTCGCCAAACAATGATAATTGCGCCCGTTTCCCTTTAAACAGGAACAAATAAACTTCGCTTTCGATTTCGGAAAGAATATCTTCTAATTCTTCTTCGAACCCGAAACTAACAGAGCTTAATTTAATGCGTGGACTATTAATGGCCGTTTTCATGTTATTATAGACGGTATATAACCCCGTAAGAATAACACCTACATTATCATCCTGCCCACTCAAAGACACGCCGCGAACCTCTATATTTTTAAGAACCTCATCGGCATAATCACGCGCAAAATCCTGCTGTTTTTTGTTAGCCTTGAAATCCGTAGATTCAATAACCGACAAGAACGACGTAATATTAAATATACGTCCCATAATTGGGCGCAACCTGTCAAAGCAATTGCGCAAATCCGGGTGTATGTCCTTTGCGCTTTCGACGTGGTATTTATTCGTGTAACTCTCATTACCGACGGTTTCGGTAACTTCATAATGCACGTCCAATCCGCCGTCTTTTAACGTCTTGACTTTCGATAATGCAAACGACTTTTCCGACGGTATCGGCATTACGTTTGCGCTTTCTTTTTTCTCGCTCATTTTTTGATAATTTATTTGTTGCCGGGAACCCGCCCGGCTCGGTTTTTTATAATAATCCTTTCAATATATGCTTTACGGTTTCAACATTCCAACCGTCGCCGATTAAGTCCGCCGCTTCTTGATAGGTTACGCAACTTGTATATCCAACGGGTACGGTTTGCAACCGTTCTAATTCTGTTTGTGTAAATAATCGCACCGAATTTGGATTGCCTTTCTCCTCAAAAACGACCGTAAGAAATCCTTTTTTTGAACGATTAAGGCACATTTTTATAAATGATTCTTTATTTGAACTTTGAACGCTTCCAGCATAATTACGGACTATACAAACGCTTTTTTTTCGGTCGGTATATCCACTTTCTAAAATGCTTTGTAACTCAACTCCTTTGTCCTCAATATTCAAATCAACATCTAAATTAGTCCAATAATAACGCTTGCGCAATTGTGCTGAAAACAATGTTGAATTTACAAGAATACCCGTTACGCCCAATAATTCGTCAATTGTGTTTTTTTCCTCAACCCTCATTGACGCTACATTTTCTAACATAAAATTACGGGGCGTCGTTTCCTCTTTAATCCTTAACCATTCATGAAATAAAGAACTTTTTTCCCCTTTCAACCCCTTACGGTTTCGCATTAAAACGCTTAAATCTTGACACGGCGAACCGCCAATTAACAAATCAATCTTCCCAACTTCAAACAAACCGTTAGCGGTCGTCAATATGCCATCCTTATAACTTACTTTGCGAACGTCCCCAATTTGTATTGTTTGGGGGAAATTATATTGCGTACATTTAATTGCGTGCGGTTTAATTTCAGCCGCAAAATACTTTTCAATTTTAATGCCCAACTGATTGAGTGCTATTTGTCCGCAACTCATGCCATCAAATAAACTTAATACTACCATATTAAAATTCGCTTTCGTCCAACAAATCCTTTGTCATCTTATTCCGCGCGACCGCCGGGCGTTGAGGCTCCGGGATTGGTTCCGGTACGGGTTCCCGCTTGGGGTTCCCGGTTCCGATTGGCTCCGTTACGGGGTTCGGGTCGTAAAACTCAATGCCCCCGTTTCCGGGCTTTTCCGGCTCAAATTTCGCTTTGAGTTGTTCCGCCGGGTATTCCTTTTGCTTCAACTCGATAATCCCCAATTCGACCAATTCCGGGACGCATCGGCGTAATGCCTTAACGTCCTGTAATGCGTCGTGCGCCGGGAATGTTTCGCCGGGAAACAACTTTGCAAATAATTCCTCCAATTTGGGGAATTTTCCCGGTTTGCCATTCTGATACAATGCGCCGACAAATTTAATAGTTTTCATCATTGTATCAATGCGCTTTCCCTTGTGCAATGCGTCCTCGGCTTTGGCGTCGTAATACTCTTTGCCGCAATAACGCAAAATGTTCGCTTTCAACATCGACGTATCGAAATAAATGTTGTGCGCACATACAAGCGGTGCGGCGGCGGCATCCGCCAAAAATTCGTCGATAACCTCGGCAAACGGTACGCCCTCGGCAATTGCCCGTTCGGTCGTTATCCCGTGTATTGCGGCTGTTTCCGGCGGTATCTCGTAATTGTCCGGCTTAATTATAAAACTGCGTTCTTTGTCGCCGAACGCCCACGCCAATTGTACGATGTGCGGGAATTGGTTAAAATCCGCATCCCATTTCAAACCCTTTGCGGGTACTCCTGTTGTTTCGCAATCAAAAAAACAAATGTCTTTTAATTCAAATTTCATACTCTCGTTACTTTTTTATTCGTTAAATAATCGTTTTTGCCCGTCGTCGTTGGGCGTTTGCTCAACATATTTTGCCCGTGTAATCCAAACGCACCCGCAACGCAAACACTTTATCCGGCTGTAATGCTTTGGCGTGTATTCGTGGCGAATAATCCGCCAACCCGCCAACGGGTAATTCTTACGCTTTCCGTTACACTTGCAAAACATACCTTACAACGTTCGGGGGTCGTCAATATACGTGTTGTATTCCTCGGCGGCAATCTGTTTGAGCGTTTCGATATGCTCGATTAACTCGGCGTTCGACAATTCCGCCACGGTGCGCAATTCGTGGGAATATTTCCCGGTTTCCTCGTTGACCCGCTCGACGTACATAATTGGGGAAAACTCCCGCAACCTCCGTTCCGTTTGTTCCTCCGTAAGACGTTCGCCCGCCTCCCAAATGGCGTGTCGGAACGTGGGTACAACATAGTTGAAATAATAGCCTTTCAAAGCCTCGGACGAACCGGGCGACGCAACAATGAACCGGGCAATTATCCGGGAACCTTTCCAACCCTTGAAAAATTCGTTTAATTCGTCCATGTACATTGCCAACCCGCCGTTATTATTTATCGTCCCCGTTGCCGTTATTTCTCGCTTTCTCATCGTCGATTAACTTTTGCATTGTGATATTAAACGCTGTCATTCCAACCGCACGGATAAACGCCCGTTCGCTCGACGAATACCCGGTTGCGACCTTATCCAAAACTTTTGCGAAAAGAATAACGAAATTTCCCGGTTCCCAATGCCCGGTATTGTGCATACGGTCGATAACGTGCGCCCGCAACCTCGTATTATTCCGGGTCGCATCCTTACGGGCTTTCTCCCGGTCGTTCCAAAGGCTCGTTAATTGGCGTTTCACGTTCTCAAAAAACAACGGCATTTTCAACACGTCCGCAATTGTCATTTCTTTAACTTCCATATTGTTTTGTTTAAGGGACGCCGGGGAACCGACGCCCCGGTTAATTACTCGGTTTCGCTGTATTCCTCAATAATTAAATCGTCCTGTCCTCGCTTGACTTCCTCTATAAATCCTTGATACCCTTCTTTCCGGGCTAATTCGATAAGGGATTGCAGACGTTTTGCGCCCAAACTTTCGCCCCTCGCAATGCGGAATACCTTAACGGTCGGATTGCTTGCGATAATCAATTTTGCGGCAACCTCCATTATCTGACTATCCGACACTTTCCCGGCGACAAACGGCACACCGTTTAACTCCAACCCGTCGTCCGTGAACGTCAACCCGGCAATCGGCAATTCCGATTTCGCAATAAGGGTTTCCCGCTCTTTGAGCAAATCCGACAACTTTTTTTCGTGGGTTTGGGCGACCTTTTCGGCGGCGTCCTTTTGCTTTTTCTTCGTCAGATAGTCCACAACCAACGCATTGATTTTGTTGTGTTCCTCGGCTTGTTTGAGGCGTTCGGCTGTATCCAAATTCTCCGGGTTGTTTTCCTCGTACTTTGCCAACCATGCGGCGGCGTTGTTCTTGCGGGTTTCGTAATCGGCTTTATCCGTTTGGATTTGCGCTAATGTTTCGTTGTATTTGTCGGCGGCGGCTTTCGCATCGGCTTTGCTCTTTTTCTTTGCCGCTTCCAATGCCTTTTTTGCCTCGGCAACAATCCGGTCATATTCGGCTTGGGCTTCCGCCTCATACTTTATTGCGGCGTCAATCTCTGTACTCTTGGTTTCCTCGGCGGCTTTGATACGACCGGGGATTGCCTCCAATTGTTCCGTCCGGGTTTGCAATGCGGTACGCACGGTTTTCGCTTTCTCAATCAACCGGGCGTTCTCGTTTTGTTCCTCCATTAAATCGGCAATGTCGATTTTCTCGGCATACGTTTTGACGTCGCCCGGTTTCAACTGCTTTTCGGCGGCGGCGCAAATGGTCGTGTACGTCTTGACCTCGGCGTTGGCGTCCTTTCTTTTCTCCTTAACGGTCATAACCTCGGCGTCAATCTCGGCAATACGTTTTTGCACATTCTCCGGCAACAATGCCCGGACGTATTGCACTTGCTTTCGGCGACCCTCGGCGGTTTCAGACCACCGGGAAAACTCCACGGCGTCAAAATCCGTATATCCGAAAACCTTTTGCAACATACTTACGTTATCCGACCGCATCCCGGTTGTTTTCTGTTTGATTGATAACGTACCACGGGGGTTGGCTTTGGTAAACCGCAATTCAACGTCGTATTCCTCGCCGTCGTCGCCGACAACCATTTTGGCAAACCCTTTGTCCTCGCCATTACGCAACACGGCGTCCCGGTTCCCGGTCAACAACGCCCCGATTGCCTTTAATAGCGTGGATTTTCCTAACTCATTGTCCCCGGTAATGAAATATACATTACCCTCAAAATCGGCGTTAAACTTGCTAATAACTTGAAAATTTACAAGTTCTAATCTTTTAATTATCATACTCTCTTTTTTGTTTTAATACTAAGAATCCGCTTAGACGGTTGTTGAACTTTCAACAATGCAAAGATATAATTTGTATTTTAAATGCGCAAACTTTTTTTTTAGAAATTAAGATGTAATTAAAATAACTCCTTTTGCACTTTTTCCGGAATATTTTCTAAAACCCAATTTAATTTATTCTGTAACATATACCGGCCAAAGTGCATAATCAAAACGGCATCAGCATTCCACAAAGTAGGCGTTATATTCGGATATAATCTACAGGCTATTTCTTTATATCTCCGTTTCCGGTCTGCTTTTTCTTCATGAAACCCTTTTTTAATGATTCTAATTTTTAATTCACTTTGCCATTTTATCGGATGCACCATAACAAAAGGGATTCCGCACAATTCTATTAATATTTTTAGTTTCTCGTATTGTGCTAACATCTTTTGTATCCTATATAGTTTTCCCAAATTCAAACTATCTTCCGTTTGTTGTACGACATCGTCCGGCCTAACGTTTAATTTTTCAAGAAATATAATAGGGCAGCAAATACTCTTTATATAGCGCAAATAATCCGTCAAATCTGACAACTCTTTAGGCATCTTTAAAACATCAACCTTTTGCCCATAAACACGATACACCGCGATTCCACCATTAGCTCCGGGGTCTATCCCTATAATACAATCCACTTTCATACGTTTATATATTTATCTATCTGTATTTCATTCTTTACCATATAATCGAAGGCCTTCTTTATAGCTTTCAAACGGGCTATATTATGCGCTATCACCGTCAAATCATCAGCCTTTAAGCCTTTCTTCTGTATGTTCAACGCGGTATATTTATTAATCAGACCAATAGAAACACGCCGCATATATTCATGATAGGCAGAAATTTCTTCCTTTTCCGTAACCTTAACGCCATCAGCAAAACCGCAACGATGCAACCAATCAAAACAAAGTCTTTCGCCAACTAATGACATTCTTAGACGACCAGTGTATTTATATTCCAAGAAATAAGCCCTATTCTTGTTTCGTGTAATCTGAATTTCTTTAATTTGGTCTATGATTGGAATTTCTTTTCGTTTTGCAATCTTATAAATCCTCTCAAAAGTTACATTTTGTCTTTTTATAAATGCGTTCAATACTTTGCCGAAATAATTCGCGTTAAATTGTTGATAGTGTCCACTATCCGCATTACCGGAACTGTTTCGCGGCAGATAATCATTCAACTCCCCAACGGATAAAAGTTCAAACGCAGTCATAACGTCAGATAGTGTAAGATATGAGTAATACTTCACGAGCATGGATAAAATGCGCGACTGTATATATTGCCAATCTGTTTCACTTTTTGGTATTACATACCCTACATCAATAGCAATCAACTTAAATATACGCGAAAAATTAGCGACTAAAACTTCCTGCGGCGTGCCTTTTATCTGTCTTTTGGTTGACGCTTTAAATATCTGATAGTCTATATCTGACAAATCTTCCCTTTTTATTTCTTTGAATAGTTCGCGACGCTTTATAATCGCTAAGGGTTGATGCTCTTTATATAATTCTATCTCTTTCATACTTATTCAAAATCTTCATTTAACACACCTAACAAATCGCCGTAAGATAGTCCGCTATTTCCAAGTATCACGCTTTTTTCCTCGCCTGAATCGGAAGTATATTTTATCTGGCCTCGCCTATAATCAGCCCTGATAATGTTTCGTGTTTGCGCTATCCAGTCTTTTTGCATACGTCCTTTGCTCGCGCTCCAATCTTTTACGACGTTGTAATAATACACTAAATCGACTTTCTCAAATTCCGGCGTATTGAAACACTCGCGGAATAATTCAAAATCAAAGAAACGGCTTTTTTCAAAAAGACATTTATTCTTTTCCGACGTTCCGCGTATTTTTTCTCCTTCCTCTTTTTGTGGTATATCGCCAACGAAAGCAAAAAAGCCATTTTTTGCGTTATTTGATTTATTGTTATTATAGTCATTGTTATTAATAGTATTCTTATATAAGGCGCGGACCGTTTTCGGTCCACTTTCGGACCGTTTTCGGTCTAAATCCGGACCGTTTTCGGTCTCTTCGGACCGTTTTCGGTCTAAATCCTGACCGTTTTCGGGTTCTTCGGACCGTTTTCGGTCTAAATCCGGACCGTTTTCGGGTTCTAATTTCCCATAGAGCCTGCATTTATCCGTAAATGCAATAACCTTTTTATTTCCTAACTTGCTAAGAATGAAATACCCCTTATCCGCAAGGGCTTTTAGGTTTTTCTGAACGCGTTTAGCACATCCAAATACTAAAGGGAAATCTTCTGATACTTTTTTCTCCGAATACCAGTAATATGTAACACCATCAATACAATAACTATTGCACCAACGAGGGAAAGTAAATACAACCGCCATACATGCTGCTTCCGTTAATGTCAAATCTTTCCTACATGCAAAATTTTGGTCTATTAATAAGCTATATTCCATATAATAAAAAAAAATGCAGGGCTTTCGGCGTCCACTCCTACTCACCCGCATTTAATATTTTTCATTTAACGCTATAATGTGGACGGTTTATAACGCCTTTTCTTTTGCAAAGATACTATTTTTATTTTATCGTCCAAAAACATCCTTAAACTTTTCATCTAAAAAAGAAAGTATTCGCATCCGTATAGATGGGTCTATACAACAGTCCGTAGAATAAAAACGAGATATTAAAGCCTTACGGGAACCGCAAAAACATCCACAAGTATAAAACGGCTCTATATTGGGATAATTATGTTTATACCATATATGATTGGTCCCGTTTGTTGCTACGTATGTTTTGGTAACTATAAATTTATACTTTATAGGCTCATCCGCATTCGGGTTACCTGCCGCGCTACGTCTCACGTCGTTATCTGAATCCTTTGCCAATTCGGCCAACACGGCACCGGATGTATTCGGGTTACCGGCCGCGCTACTTCTCACGATACAATCTGAATCCTTTGCCAATTCGGCCAACACGACACCGGATGTATTCGGGTTACCTGCCGCGCTACTTCTCACGTCGTTATCTGAATCCTTTGCCAATTCGGCCAACACGGCACCGGATGTATTCGGGTTA